ATGTTGATAACATTAGCAATAGAATCCGATATATGGCAAAAGCCTGTGATTGTCGGGTTGTGTTCCTTGACCATATTTCTATCGTGGTTAGCGGTCAGGACTTAGGTGATGAGCGTAAGGCTATTGATAACATGATGACGAAGCTACGCACACTGGTGCAAGAGCTGAACATTACTCTGATCTGTGTAAGCCACCTTAAACGTCCCACAGGCAACCAAGGTCATGAGGATGGTGGTAGTGTGTCATTGTCACAGTTGCGAGGCTCTGGAGCCATTGCACAACTGAGCGATGCAGTGATCACGTTGGAGCGTAACAGCATGGCTGAGAACGAGAGTGATAGGCACTTGACTAAGGTGGCAGTGGCTAAGAATCGTTACAATGGTGAGACAGGCCCTGCTTGTAAGTTACAATACAATAGCTATACTGGACGTATGGTTGAGGCTGTGGAGGAGGCACTATGAGCGGAGCATCGAGCGATGGAGGCAAAGGATCAGCACCAAGACCTATCCCAGATCCTCAGAAGTTCAGGGATAACTGGGATGAGATCTTCGGTAAGAAGGACAAGAAATGATAATAGAACATCTAATCGTAGGAGCTACCGGAGTAGGATACCTGATCGTAGGTGTGCTACAATGGAGCAAGGGAGAAGTCTCTAACGGGATGATCTGGACAGGGTACGCCTTTGCTCAGATTGGATTGTGGTTGAACATCAAGTGACGGAGTCACGTAAAGTGAGGAGAAAAATAATGCCTGACATCGCAATGTGTAACGACTATTCATGTCCTCAGTTTGACAAGTGCTACCGAGCACAGGCAAAGCCTAGTGAGTATCGTCAAAGCTACTTCTCAGGTTCCCCTCGGAGTAAAGATGGATGTGATTACTTTAGCCCCTTGGAAGAAACAAATGAGAATCGTCCTAGACATCGAGACAAACCTAGCGCATGATCGAGTTCATGTTGTTGTAACTAAAGACATTGACACCGGAGAGATTAAGGTATGGAAACAAGCAAGCAGCCTGCTGGAGTATTTAAAGGACGTGTCGTTGATAGTCATGCACAACGGCATAAGTTTCGATGCACCAGTATTGAATCGCTTATGGAAGACGAAGATTCGTTTGAGTCAAGTGTACGATACATTGATAGTAAGTCGTCTTTTAGACCCGAGTCGCGAGACAGGACACAGCCTAGAAGCGTGGGGACGAACTCTAGGGTTCAACAAGATTGACTACACCGCCGTATGGCAGTGGATGATGGACAGGAAAGAGGAGTATAAAGGTGAGTGTTTCGACTTCCCTATTAGCGACCTTCTTAATCATTATTGCATTAGGGACGTTGAAGTTACTGCTAAGTTATATCTTCACTTGGTTAGTGAACTGGAGCAAAAACAGTTTAGCCAAGAATCGGTAGACTTAGAGCATCGTGTTGCATCAATCATCGCCAAGCAAGAAAGGGCAGGGTTCAAACTTGACCAGATCCACACAACCTGTTTACTTACTGACATCAAGTCAAAAGTGGCAGGAATATATGAGCGAATGCAAGAGAGATGGCCTCCAGTCACACTTGAGCGATTCTCTGACAAAACTGGAAAGAGACTCAAGGACAGCGTGGTTACTTTCAACCCCGGAAGTAGACAACAGATCGGAGAGAAGCTGAAGGAACTTGGTTGGAAGCCCAAGGAGTTTACCGAGACAGGACAGCCTAAGATTGATGAAACTGTGCTCGCTAATGTTAAGATACCAGAGGCTCAGATCATTGCTGAGTACCTTATGCTTAACAAGCGTATCAGTCAGATTGAATCGTGGCTAGAAGCTGTAGGTAAAGACGGTAGGGTACACGGTAAGGTCATCACTAACGGTGCTGTTACAGGCCGGATGACACACAGTAGCCCTAACATGGCTCAGATCCCCAACGCAGGTTCCATCTATGGGCCTGAGTGCCGGGAATGCTGGACTGTAGAGGATGGTAATGTGTTGGTAGGTTGCGATGCTTCAGGTCTGGAGCTTCGTATGTTGGCTCACTATATGAAGGATGAAGATTATGTCAGAACTGTCTGTGAGGGATCATCTAAAGATGGAACGGATGTTCACACGGTTAACCAAAGAGCAGCAGGACTCGCTTCTAGAGATAATGCAAAGACTTTTATCTACGCCTTCCTCTATGGTGCGGGAGATGCAAAGATTGGTAGCATTGTGGGAGGCAGTGCAAGAGATGGAACAAAGCTCAAAGCCAAGTTCCTATCGCAAACACCGGCCCTCGCTAAACTTCTCGAACGAGTCGGAAAGCAAGCCGCCAAAGGATGGGTTCCCGGACTTGATGGGAGGCGTATTTGGGTTCGATCCGAGCATGCGGCTCTCAATTCGCTCCTCCAAGGTGCTGGAGCAGTCGTGATGAAGAAGGCTTTGGTCTTGTTTGACGACAAGGTTATAGCTAACAACTGGCAGATCAAATATGTTGCCAATGTTCACGATGAGGCTCAGATCGAATGCCCTAAAGATATTGCTGAGGAGGTCGGCAAAGCCTTCAGACAGAGTATCATTGAGGCAGGCGAGGCTTTCAAGCTTAGATGCCCCTTAGACGGGGAATACAAGATTGGAAGAAACTGGAGAGAAACACACTAATGAAAGGTGGTTATGAATGAGTTGGCTTTATTCGCAGGCGCTGGTGGAGGAATACTTGGGGGAAAACTTCTCGGATGGCGAACAGTCTGCGCCGTTGAGTGGGAACCCTACCCAGCTAGCGTATTGTGCGCCCGCCAAAATGATGGACTTCTCCCGAGTTTCCCGATTTGGGATGACGTACAAACCTTTGACGGAAAGCCGTGGAGAGGAATTGTTGACGTTGTTTCGGGAGGATTTCCGTGCCAAGATATCAGTTCAGCAGGAGCAGGAGCAGGAATTGAAGGAGAGCGTTCAAGTATGTGGAAACACATGGCTAGAATCATTGGAGAAGTCGAGCCAGCTTACGCTTTCATTGAAAACTCCGCGTTGCTCCGCACTAGAGGACTCGGTACTGTACTCCACGACCTTGCCTCATTGGGGTACAATGCTGAATGGGGAGTGTTACCATCAAGCTCCATTGGCGCTAATCACAAGAGGGCAAGAATGTGGATCGTTGCTACCAACACCAACGTGTCACAACGCAAAGGAAGGAGCTTACCCAGCAGAGTACACCAGAAAGACTCCAACACTTGCGACTCACGTTGGTGGAAAGATTCATCCGGAATTCACAGAGTGGATGATGGGGTGGCCGCTAGGGTGGACAGACTTAAAGCCATTGGCAACGGCCAAGTACCCCTCTGCGCTTCATCAGCTTGGGTCTTGTTGAAAAATAGATTAGAAACTCATTGACATTGCTGAAAAGCAGTGTACAATATTAGATATGCGCCTATGGTGAAACTGGTAGACACAGGAGACTTAAAATCTCCCGCCGAAAGGCGTACCTGTTCGACTCAGGTTAGGCGTACCAAACATGACAGCACGGAAAGACGGCATCAACATTTTAAAGAGGAAATTAAATCATGGATAACAAACCCGCCAAAGTCTCCGGTCAACTCTTCTGGGCTAACTGGATGAAAGAGTTCAACACCAAGTTCAACGAGGACAACACCAAGTACGAATGTACACTCGGTATGCTGTCTGACAAGGCTTGTGAGGCGTTGAAGGCACAAGGTATTGTGATCAAGAACAAGGACACAATGGGTAACTACATTGTAGGTAAGTCCAAGTTTGTGTTCGAGCCTGTGGACACTGAAGGCAACGCTGTTGACATTAGCAAGATTGGTAACGGCACTAAGGTGACAGCTTTGGTTGGCTCCTACCGTCACAAGATGTCAGCTAAGTTCGGTGCTGCCCCTTCTATCGGTAAGATCATCGTGACTGACTTGGTTGTCTACGGTGAGGGCGCTGAAGGCGAAGATGACTCAGACGTGCTCTGACGATTCGCCTAAGATTGCACTGGTCGATGCTGACTTTCTTGTCTACCGTATTGGATTCAGTACCGAGGACGAGCCAGTCGGCATTGCCAAGGCTAGATTAACGGAGTGGTTAGAAGACTTTATCTATGTGAATCTCAAGGCTGATGAATACAAAGCGTGGATCACAGGTAAATCTAACTACCGTTATGACATTGCCAAGACAGTGCCATACAAAGGCAACCGTAAGGATGTTCAACGACCTAAGCACTACGAAGCCTTACGGGAGCATCTAGTCAAGCGTCACGAAGCTATCCTTACAGTTGGCGAGGAAGCTGACGATACCGTAGCCATTGAATCGACCAAGATGTTAGACAATTGCTGGATCGTTCATGTGGATAAGGACTTGGATCAGCTTCAAGGATGGCACTACAACCCTGTCAAAGATGAGAGATACTATGTCGATGATTTTAACGCCTTTAAGTCTTTTGTTTCGCAGTTACTTACGGGGGATCGGATTGACAACATCCCGTGCTTGGCAGGAATTGGCCCTAAAAAGGCTGAGAAAGCTCTCAAAGACGCAAAGACGAAAGAAGGGCTTTTACAAGCAGCGTGGGAAAAGTATCAAGAACACGGTCATACGATGGAATACTTTACGGAACAGGGACAGCTCTTGTGGCTGAGACGATATGAAGGAGAGTTATGGCAACCGGACGTAAATTTACTGCCAAACAAGTTGCAACAAAGTACGGATTCCGTAGCGGACTCGAAGAGCGCATAGCGGAACAACTGGATCAGTTAGGGGTGGAGTATACGTATGAGAAGGTCAAGTTGAAGTACATTCGACCTGCTTCTGAGCATATATACACACCTGACTTTGTGCTTGCCAACGGTATCATCGTGGAGACTAAGGGGAGATTCCTCCTAGCTGACCGGATGAAGCACCTGATGGTCAAGAAACATAATCCAGATTTAGACATTAGGTTTGTATTCAGTAATTCCAATGCACGTATCAGCAAAGCGTCTAAGACAACGTATGCTATGTGGTGCAGGAAGCACGGATACTTGTTCGCTGATAAGACTATCCCAACGGAGTGGATAAATGAACGTTGAGCTTATTAAAGAGAACGAAGACGGTAGTGCAAGCTATAACTTTGACCTGACAGCGGAAGAGGCTGCTTCGCTTCTTCGGTTGGGAATCCTAGAAGCTCTAAAGGCAGGGATTCGAGAAGGTGATAAATTGAAAGTTGAGGGTGTTGATGTCAGTAGTTAAAGTAGTGTGGGCTACACCGAATGCTGAGGAAGCAGTGGCATACTGTGCTCGTGTGAGTAACCCTGAGAACCAGAATGCTCAAGAGACAGCTCCTAAGCTTCTGAAGTATCTGATCAAGCATAAGCACTGGAGTCCATTTGAGATGGCTAACGTATGTATGGAGATTGAGACTACCCGTGACATTGCACGGCAGATCCTTCGCCATCGTAGCTTTAGCTTTCAGGAGTTCTCTCAGCGATACGCTTCTGTACAAGGTTTCGAGTTGTCTGAGGTACGCCTACAGGACATCAGGAACCGACAGAACAGCATCGAGGTTGGAGACTCAGATCTGCACTCTTGGTGGTTTAAGGCACAACAAAGGATTCGCGATGACGCTGAACTGGTTTATAACATGGCTCTTGCCAAAGGGGTTGCCAAGGAACAAGCACGAAAGCTACTGCCTGAAGGATTGACTATGAGCAGGCTGTACATGAACGGTACACTGCGTAGTTGGCTTCACTATGTGGATATTCGCTGTGACAAGGCTACGCAGAAGGAACATCGAGAGGTTGCTGAGAAGTGCCGTGATGAACTGACTAAACTATTTCCAAGTATAATGGGAGCATTGAATGACATTTGAAGAGTATCAAGAACTAGCGTTCAAGACAGCGTTAGAGACAGCTAAGAACCCTGCTTACATGGTATCTAACCTTACCTCTGAAGCTGGTGAAGTGGCGGGTAAGTATGCCAAGTGGATTCGAGATGGTGTTTTGGACGAAGTAGGTATGCAAAAGGAAGCTGGTGATGTGTTATGGCAGATTGCTGGCTTGTCTACAGTGATGGGTTGGAGCTTGGCAGATATTG